GAGCGCGCGCTCTAGCGTCCAGTCTACCGGAAGCGTTCTTGTCCATCCGGTTCCCGATCTTCGGAGAGATTCTGCTCCCGAACCCCTCGTTCAACCGCCCCGTCCAACTCGCCCTCGCGCTAACTCGGCCATTCCAAGGCAGATCCTCCCTGCAGCTCAGCGCCGCTTCAGCGTCAGTGGCTCTGGCTCTGCCCTTTATTCGGCCCTTTGTGTTGCGTCCAGTGAGTTCAACGCTCCGATCGGTTTACCGTCCGATCCGCAGTCTGGCGTCCGTGGTCTTCCCGTCTATTGCCCTCCCGACAACTTCCGAGATGGCTATTGCTACGGAGCGCTCTATCCAAAGATTGAGCGTCAAGACGCGTTCGTTCGTCTCGGACCCCGCCCGCGCATCGGTTGTCTCATCCGTGACATCTGTGGTGCTCATTTCTCTGGGCCCGTGGCTTTCCCTGGTCGCCTTACTGGCGATCGTCTTGCTCATGTGAGCGTCCCCTGGTTCCAGGAGCAGGCGATCGTGCTGGGCTTGGAGTGGGCTCAGGCTTCCGCGCAGCTCAAGCTGGACGCACTGCGGGGTGCCAAGAACCACAAGAGGCGTCAGGCGGTGAGGAAAGCCATGGAGGCTCGGGCATTGCTCATGACCGGCTGGCAGGATTCAGATCTCCGCGTGGGTTCCACGGGCACTTACGAGGCCCTCAGCAAGACCACCCACAACGTGAACATCTTGTTGGACAAGATCGGACAGTTCAATCGCGAGCAGGCTCAGGCTGCGGACATCTGTCCCTACAGTGTGAGCATGCGCAAGAAGAAATGGTTCGATGCCTATGGCATCGAGCATGTGCAAATCTCGGACAAGCCACATGACCACGCCTTCTCCCGCGCCCTGGCCAACACCATCCTTTACCGCCACGCGGCCAACCAGATCCACGGGCCGTTCGCGGTGGTGCAAATGAAGACGCGAAAGGCGGAGACGCTGCAACGCATAGTGGGCCAGCCCCTTCGGTTGCACCAATTCGTG